CTTAATACCTCCTGTTCATATTCGCTTAAATATTTGTTTGCTGACTCAACGTAATCCGTTTCTTCGTAATTATCTTCTGCAAAATTTTCTTCCAATCTTTCTGTTGGAAAATCAAGTTGTTTTGCTTTAATCTCCCAATCAAACTCAGTGTTCGGTTCACCTTTTACAACAAAGTATTGTGAATGTCTTTCTATGACATAAACGTTGTGTTCTGAGTACGACTGCAAAAACACTTGATAACTTTGGTTCATGTCAACTGTTTCGAAAAAGATTTGGTCTATATCCACATAGCACAATCCATCTTCCCCAATAACGCCATGTCCTACATCACCAAAGATGGGGCTTGGCATTTCGTAGCAGTACAGCGACCTTGCATTGTAGGATTTTGTTAGTGCCACACGCTCTTTTGTTCCACCGACTACTTTAAAATTTGTTCCCACATAAACTTGCGTAGAAGAAACACCAAAAATCGTTCCTGCTCCATTGTCATTAAACGCCATAAAAGTGCCTGCGATTTCACTATACCCTGCACTGTCATCAATGTATATCGTACCAGGAAACATAGAAACTCCGGCAGTCTTGTAGAATAAACTGATTCCATTATCTTGCTTAGAACCTGCTTCAATATTTACTGATCCACCCCTAATTTCTGCACTAGAAGATTTTATTGTTCCTTCAAACGTCCCATTCTTTGCTTGAACACTTCCGTCTTTCAAAATTTTAAAATTCTCATTCGCCGTAACAGTTCCTTCAAGAGAAATTTTTTCACCTTTGATTTGCACTTCCTCTGCGCTTTGGTTGATTTCAGAAATAATATCGCCTTTGCTGACTTTGGATTGTACAGATTCAGCGGTCTGCTTTATCTGCGATTTCAACCCCGATTCTTCATCGTTGATTTCGGAATTTAGCATTTCCACAGTACGCTCAAGTTTATTAGTTTTGCCCTTTAATCGTTTCACTTCTTTGTTGACGGAATTTACTTTTTCGGCATATTCATAGACACCTTTTGATTCAAATGTATCTTTTAGAGCTTGTATGCCTTTTATCGTCCTTTCCAAAACATAAGACTCCACGTCTTTGTATTTTGTGTGAACCACAACAGTATCGCCCACTTCAACACACGGATTCCCTTGTAAACTTGCCTTAAACGGTCTGTAATAAGCACCATTAATTTTTGTAAACAGTCTGTTTGCAATTTGTTTTAACTCGACTGCAGATTTGCCATACACAAGGAAATTATCTTGAACAATGTATGTATTTGTTCCCGTTCCATAAATTGCGCCGATATCATTCTCTTCCTGTCGAATTTGCAATTTGGAAATAATCTGTGTTTCAAAATCTTCGTACTCACAAGATATGTAAGTGTTAATTTCTTCCTTGGAATAGTCTGCATCAACCATCATTCCCGGATATATGCCACTTCCCGGATAAACACCATTCATACCAGGATATATCATTTGTTTACGCTTGCTCAGCGATATGTAAGCAAACACGCCTTGTCGGTTGATATGTCCAAACACACCATTCAATTCACAAATGGCCGTAATAATCTGTTTACCACTAATACTATCTGCATCGATGGTTTTTTCGATTAAAACATCATCTTGAATAAGTATGATTTCTTCTTGTTCCACTCCGAGATATACAAAGAAACTATCTCGAAAATCTTTTATGCTGATTGGAAATTGCAAACCATTATACCATTCCACCATTTCGGCATTGATGATGTCATGCATTGCGTCATAAGCGGTAATATTACGATAGTTTCTATCTCCACTTGGAACATCTGATACTACCTTGTATTTGCCAATTGAGAATGGTGTATCTGCTTGTTCGTTTAATGTTTGTGAAACTGTCAGCCACTTATCTTTCAGCGCGTCAATGACATTTGCAATCTTGAATTTAATAGCACTTGCTTCACATGATCCGAAGCGCAATTCGTTTTCAGAACAGAGACTTTCAGTTAATTCAAAACTTTCAGAATACAACTCTGTGTTGGTAATCTCTCCGCCATCAAATGCTATTATCATTTGCTTACCAACAGAATCTTCGTTGTATAGATCTTTATATACGTGTTCAATCATAATGCCACCACCTTAATAGCCGATAAATGCAAAGCGAACTGAATTATACCGTATTTCTCCATTCAGAATGCAGTTCTCTGTTGGTTCAATGTTTGGAATATACATTTCTTGTGTAATGTAAGTTCTTTTTTCAGAAATATACACTGTCACATTGGCTTTACGCTCCAAGTCGTCTGTATAATTACTTTCTATATTTCCCATTAGCTCATCGAACTCTGTTGCTGTCATCATAGGAACTGTTTCAAACTCTGCCTTACAAGGAACATGTGGCAATTCATTTCTATGCAATTTTCCATTTCCATCTCTATAAGAGCCAAGGTCTTGCACGCATCTGCGTCCCTTGTATGTGCCGGATTCAATATATTTCATAGGAATTATATAATCACCTACTTTTACAAAATATCCTTGAAATCCCATCTTTTATCACGCTCCTTCTATCAAAAAAAGACGCCCATTTAAAACGGACGCCTTTCACTCTTTTATATTAATATGGAAACGCTGGGTTTCCTGTTCTCTTCGTATATGAATCTGCCGATTTTCTCACAGAGTCAAATAAATCATTTGCGGTGATTCCAGTCTCTTTCTCTAAAATCGCCAACAACAATTCATTCTGTCCCTGTAATAATACAAGAGCTTGTCTCATAAGTTCATTGCCAGTTTGATCTCCGCCGTTATTTACCATACGAGCTACTTTTAATGCCATTTGCTCAAGTTTGTCTTCTGGTGCAACAATTTCACCTTGATGTCTATTGTCACCAATAATAGCGAGCTGTGGTGTGTTTGCTTTTACATATCCACCTTGTGCCAATTTTGGGATTGTAGGAATATTAAAACCAAGTTCTTCTCCACCCAGTTCAGGAACCCAATCTGGGATTTCAAAGCTTATTTTATTTAGGCCTCTAATCATCGCATTCAGCGCATCAATAATTTGATTAATTGGTACTTTTATCAATTTAGCCAATGCATTAAATGCATTTTGGCATATATTTTTAGCCTCATCCCATGCCGTTGCCCAATCACCTAAAAATACAGCCTCTATAAAATTCAACAAACTTTCAAGCGCATCGAATAAATCACTTACGATATCGCATACTGTTCCGAATGTACTTAAAAAACTTTCTCCCAGCCATGACAAGATAGGCCCTAATACTGGCATTATGTTTTCCGCACACCATTGAAGAAGCGGCTGCAATACAGTCGTCCATAACATGCTAATAGTGTCTGATAAAGTGCCACCTAATTCGATAGCTTGGTCGATGAGTGGTTGTATATGATCTCCCCATGTTTCATCGAATTTTTTTCCCATAGAATCCAATACAGGAGCAATATCTTGGTTATATCCTGTTGTCAATTCCTCTACAATATCTGAAATCCCTTCTGTAAACGAGTCAAACAAAGGGTCAATTTTTTCATCGTAAAATGTTAGGAAATCTTCACATGACTCCTTTATACCTTGACTAGCAGTGTCTACAATTTCTGCTACAGGTCCCAATGTTTCTTCTACTGCTAATTTTAAATTTTCAGAGTTGTTAACAAACGGATCCACGAGCAGAGATGCAAAATTACTATTAAAGCGCGCTCCCAACTCTTCTATTGTCAAATACGCATCTGTATATATAGAAGTTATACCAGCAGTAATCTTTTTACCATCTGTACTAGAAAAAGCTTCGTATATATTTTTTAAACTTGCAAACATCTCTCTGTTCTTTTTTGCAACTTCGTTTTTTGCATCAAAGATATTCACAAGTCTTTTTCTTATAAAATCCTTATTGGACTCTAGCGATATAGAAATTCCTTCAGTTAGATTATCACCAATAATTAACCCTATTGCTGATATTGCTCCAAGGTCATACCCTGCTGTTGTCACAATAGATTCAACTAGTTTATTAGCAGACTCAGATACATCTTGATGCTTAAATATATTTTCTAGCGATTCTCCAATGGATTTGAGAGATAAAGATATATTTTCTATCTTTTTTTCACTATCTCCAAAGCTAATTTTGAATCCTTTTGTAAATATCTTTCTTAGTTCGTTCGCTTTATCAACAATGCTCTGAAACTGATTTGATGTTTTTTCGAGAACTGTTTCGCCTTCAGCTAGTGTCCCATAATCTATGGATATGTTTGAATTATTCGATTCTGACAAACCATTTAAGGATTGACTTAAAATATTCAGTTCATCAATATCGGCAAGTCCTGCTACTTTCTTTTTGCTTGCTTCAGCCGCGTTTCCTACTCCCTCTATACTGTTTGCCAACGCATCTGCGTCACTAACAGACGAGGATAGGGAAGATTCTGACGCTTTGTTACCTGTTAACAATTCAGAAAATGCTTTAAATCCTTCCGCTAAGCTACTCAGTTTGCCAAGCAGCACATTAACTACTTTTAATACCGGTGTTAGGACATTAATTAAACCTTGACCCATAGTTGCCTTAAGGCTGTCGAACTGTAATTTTAATATCCTTGTCTGATTCGCCCAACTGTCAGATGTTCTTGCGAAGTCACCCGAAGCAGCCGATAACTGTTCTTGTACAAAAGCATATCGTAACGCAACCTTTTCCGCCTCACTCATTGCTTTAGTGGTTTTTCCAAAACCATTCGCCAGTGCGTAAGAATCAAGCGCGGTTTGAGTCATGACGACCCCTAAATCTTTGAGCGATTCTGTTTCTCCTGTGAAGACGGATTTGAGCTTTGTATAAGCTTCCTCTTGTGTTAAATTATAAAAAGAAGCAACATCTCCAGCTAAACCGGTCAATGCGCTTCCCATTTCATATGCTTGTTGTTCAGAAAATCCAAATGCCTTTGCCATAGAACCAAATGTGCCGGTAAACTTCTTCGCCATAGTTTCTGACAAACCAAAAGAAGCCGCTGCACTTTTTGCAAATTCATTCACCTTTGCTGTCATATTTGGGAACGTAACCTCTACAACGTTCTGTACTTCTTGCAGATCAGACCCCAAATTCACACATTCTTTTCCAAAATCAACAATTTTCTTGACGGCAAATGCAGCCGCCAACGATTTTCCTACTTTTGATGCAAGCGATTGAATGCCTGACATCTGTTTATTAAATTGTTTCTGATTAACGACTAAATCAAGACCAATCTGTCCCACGCTTGTCGTTGACATATATACCACCTGCCTCTATCTTTGAGGACATCGACACATGGCACTACTTGTCCTGATTAATTCTTATTTCAAATTCTTTTTTACAGTGTCTTGCTTGACACCGAACAAAAACACCCCGGCACTTTGCGTCCGAGGTGTACTGCACTTTTTGCTCATGCCCACAGTAAGGGCATTTAACTTTCTTTTTGTTGCACATTAGCCCCTCCTGCCATTGATATAAATGCGTTCTTAAATACTTCTAATGCATTGTTGAGTTCTTGGTTCGACATTTGTTTAACCTTCTTACTTCTCCAAGCATTCCGTATTCTATGTTGTTCCTTTGTGAAATGTTTGAGAATTTCATTGTCATCTTCCGCCCTAATAGATACCACTCTCCCTAGTGGCGTATCCGGACCTAATCCTGCTAACAAATCTTTGAATTCATCCCATTTCATTTCTTTTAAATCTCGGGATAGACGAATCCCGTACTGCGTTTGAAAGGAAGAAATTATTAGGTCAAAATCTTCTAACAAATCGTAGTACGGGTCACTACTCTCCCTGTTTTTCATCAGT